ATCTATAAAAATTTAATCCACCTGGTACAGTTCTAACTGGTAATAAGAAACCATCATCAGGAACTAATAGTGGTGGGTCTACTTGTTTCTGTGCAGCTTTGATCGTTGTTTTTGACATTTCATTTAACATCTTAACATCTGGCAATGCTGTCATTGCAGGACTTCTTCCATAGATTTCATTTGATGCTTTTAAGTATCTTGGTACAACAAATGGAAATTCTCTAAATCCACCTACAGATAATTCATTACCATTCTTGTATTCCATATACACAGATTCAAATGGCATATTAGCTTTGTCTCTTTTGTTAGGATTAAAATCTGTTCTTGGATACACTGCGTGTAGTATTTCTACTTCTTCGTAAGGATCTTTCTTTGCTTTTGTTTGCACATCCGCAGATACTGCTTCGCCAAATTTTTGTATTGCAGCTCTAGCTGATATTTTAAATTTTCTATAGATCGTATCTATTCTACCTTTGTCATTCTCTGCAATAAATACTTCGTTGATATGTCTTGTTGAAAACTTAATGATGTCATCATCATCTTCTTCAATAAACATTGCTGCTGTACCAAATGTAATTAGATCATGATACAATTCAAATATTTCTTGTTGAAAGTTTGATCTATTGAAAGCTGTATACATTGCATCTGTAGATGCTTCTAACCAAAGTTTTGCTTCATCTTCATTTTCTATTTCTTCATCTTTAAATCTTAATGTAAACCAAGGAGTAGAAGGATTTGTTAGCATACCATGTAATGATGCTGCTAAAAGTTCTACTGCTTGTATTGGTGATGAGTCAAAGACTTGTTCCATTCTTTTATCACCTCTAGCTCTTTTTTTTGTTACATCTGCTTTTCTTGGTTGCATATAGTCTGCAACTTCCTGCCAATGAGTTTCCCAGTTTTCTCTTTGACCTTGCAATCTATCAAATCGTGATAGCAATCCTTTAGTTAAATCTGTCTTTGCCATTATCTTCCTAATAAACTTCTACGACCTAATGTAGGTGTTTCTTGTTCAACCCCTCTAGGTCCTGTTAAGATTGTAGTCGATCTACCTCTAGCTTTAGTTTTTCTTGCGTCATAACCATCCATTGCAGTTGCTGTAGCTTGTGATACTTCAGGTGCTGTTGGCGTTATTACAGGAGCTGGTGCAGGTGCAGGAGTAGGTCTGCTTGGTCTAACTATTCTTGCTACTGCTCCTCCCATATTATTCTCCAAATGTTAATGATGATTTAGTTTCTGATTTTGTCTCAGAAACTGTTTCTTTTACTTCAGGTTTTTTAACTTCGTTTTCAAAAGTTTTATCTTCATCTAATACTAAAACTTCTTCTACCTTTTTAGGTTTTGCTTTTACTTTTGTCTTTGATTTCTTTTTAAATATCTTTTTAATCTTTTCTAACATTATGATCCTAATAAAGTTTTCTGTTCTGTCTCAGCTTCTTCTTCGACACCTAATGGTCCAGTTAAGATTGTAGACCTTCTGCCTTTTCGTTTTCTTTCTATCTGTCTTTGTTCTGCCGCAATCCTGTCTTTTTCCTCTTGCGAGACTTCTGCTTTAGGCGGTTCAGGCAAAGGTTGAACTGGTGGTAGCGGTGGCATTTTTGGTCTAAATAATGATCCCATAATTATAAAATCCTGTATTCATTATCTGCTACACTTTGTGGAGCTGATTGTCTAGTATTAATTTCTTGTAGTCCAACAGACAAGTAACGCATAGCATCACAAGCGTGTGAACTCCAATCATGTACAGGTTTTGATCTGAACATTCTATTCTTATCAATATACTTCCTGTGATAATGTCTTAACGCATCTATTAACTTTTTGCAATGGTCAGTATCAATCCAACATCTAGGCAGGGTCATTGTGGTTGCGTGTATACCATCTTCTAATGGTATTTTTGGTACGACCTTGAACCTAACTCCTAATTGATAGGCGACCTCTCTCCTGGTCTTACCATTACTGAAATCTGTAACTTCTATATCGTGTGGTGCAAAATGATCTTTGTAAACATAATCTTTATCTTTAATAATCTGCACATAGTGTGGTAATCCTTGACCTCGTTCTTCGTGGTAATCAATAATGTTTACTGATCTGCCTAACTGTTGAAAGAATATTATAGCACTATGATCTGATACTCCAAGATCCCATGATGTTGATACTGGTAGACTTGGGTCGTATGGTACTCTTGTTAGTTGCTTTTGATCTTCCATCTTAACAAGTACATCTGAATATACTGCACCTTCTATGTTTGCTATCCAATCACATTCAAACTCTTGCAGATACTTCTTTTCACCCATAACCTCTTTTGCTTTTTGTAGTTCTTCATCATCTACTATTTTTGTTTGACTTGCTTTTGCCTTGTAGTTGAACCAATCATCAGCTCCTTGTGCATGTTGATATAGTTCATAAAAGTTATTGTTCATGCCTTGTGGTGTACCAATAAACACGCAATAACCTTTTCTATCTGATAGTGCAGGTCTAATTATTTCTGGAAACAATCTTTCGTTTACATTTGCATACTCATCAATCACACAACCATCAAGGTATATACCTCTCAAGCCATCTGAGTTCTCTGAACCTAGTAATGTTATTCTGCTGCCATTCGGCAAATCCACACGCAACTCTGTTTCGTTAAATTTTGTATAAGGTATCTTTGCTGTAAATTGTTTCATATAATCCCAAGCAATACTTTTCGCTTGTTTAAAGGTTGGTGCTATATAGGCATACCTAGGGTTCTTGTTTTTGGACAGCAATGCTGACCTAATTAGATGATTGATCATACATACTGTTTTGCCAAACCTTCTATGACAAACCAATACATTCCATCTGTTCTCTGATATTTTTTTATGTAGATATGCTTGGTGCTTTCTAGGTGTGTAGGGTATTTTAATATCCATATCTAGTGTATCTTTTTGCTAGGCATACTATCTATAGGTTCAAAGTCAAAGCCAATGCAAAGCATAGCATAAGTAATAAATAACTGCGAAGCTAATTCATTAGGAAAACCAACAAACTTAATTATGACATCATTGTTATCTTTATCAACATAAGCAACTGATTCTACATCTTCTAGGTCAAAAGGCTTCATATACTATATCTAGTTTATTATTGGTGGTCTGGCAATAAGTGAATGTGGGTGTGTATAAGGGAGTCCTCGAGTCCCATGTATATATATATAATAAACTGCGACTGCGTTGTGGGGTATACCCCTATAAGCAATGTCAAAAATGTAGGTTGTAGCTCTATATATTAACCTTTTCGGTGTATCGATAAATAAAGATTATCAAACCTATTAAGGTTTTATTGTAGATAGGTCAATAATACTGACCGAAGTTATAACGCTAAAGCGTGGCGTGGCGTTGTATAAAAGAATTGCAAGTATTACTACTAATTATATTATCAATTATTATTCCAGGATCTCACACAAAAAAAAACCCCCAATAAAATTAATTATCAGGGGTTTAATTTGTTTATTATATATATTTTTTTATTTTACCCCAGTTTGCTTTTTGATCTGTTTCTTCAGAATTAGAAATTAAATTGTAAATTCCTATTGTCCAGAGTTGGTGATCACTTTCCCACATTGAAGTTTTAATTGGTGCATCAACAACAATAGAAACTAAATCATTGTTTATTTCTTTTATATAGTATTTGTAGTCTTTATTATCTGAACCATGATAAACTAATACCTTTTTATTAATCATGTATTCTTGTAGTCTATTTGTGTTATACATTTTTAACCTCATATTTGTTTAATCTAGTTATACATATTATATAATTATATGCAAGTATTATTTTTAATTAAATTACATTAGAATCATTATAAACTGCAAGTGTTGCATAAATATCACACATAAAAAAAATAAAATAATTATACTTTTAGGATTGACATTTAATTAATAATATACATTATGGATATAAACAAACAAAGGAAGGAAACAAAATGAAAATATATAATACAAAAAACATTTGGCAATTTGAGAGTATCTTATGGTCTATATCTGGTAAACTTGGAATTGATTTAGATATGAACCAAGTATCTGGTAATTGTCATAGAGTTAAATTAAAACTTGGAACATCTAAAAAGTATCAGCGTTTAGGATTTTCAAGAAATAAAGATGGATCAAGAAAAAAAGTTCACGCTGTTTGTTGGCATGGTTATAGAGACTTTTTAATTGAGCTTTACAATATATCTGGAAATAATTTTAGAGTTGTTACAGCTCAAGCAACATACAACAACAAAGATGATTTTTATTCTAAATATCCATCAACAGGTCAAAATAATATTGGATCAATGGTTGATCCTTTAAATTATGAAGATGCTTGTAATTGTAAACCTAAAGCTGTTACTGTATCAATTAAAGAAATAGCTGAAAATGGTTATAATTTAAGTCCATCATTTTGGATAAACAAAAAACAAAATGAGCTTAAACATGATTAAAAACATCTTAAACTTTTTAGATTATGTTTTATTCCTGGGTATGTTTTATATAATATATCTAGGTTTAAAATATTCAGTACAAATAGAACAATTAATAATTGAATTGAAGGGGGGTGCGATATGAAACATTTAATTTCATTTTTAAATAAATATCCTGGTTGGCAATGGTATGGAAATGATAAAGCAACCAGAAATATTGTAAATAAACTTGTTTTAAAAGGTGTTTGTAAAAAAAGAAAACAAGTTTTAGACAATGGTTATATTTATAGAGAAGTATTATTAACAAAAAACTAGGGGGAATAATGAAAAAATATAAAGTAAATATTGAAGAGCTTGGATACGAAGAAATAATAGAGGCAGAAGATGAAAGTGAAGCTGAATTAGATGCTTTAGTACATTGTAAAATGTATCTTCAAGAATATGTTAATGCAGAAATAGAAGAAATAAAAAAGGGGGAATAATGGATAGATACGAAAATTATGTAAGAGAACAATTTAAAAGATTAAAAGAAACTGATTATGGTTTTAGTGTCAAAATATTTGACGGGTTAGGAAACACTACAAATACAATGGAACTAACACCACAAAAAGCTAAACTAATATTAAAAATATTAAAAGAAAAAAGGGGGGAATAATGATTATTAAATTATTTGGTAAGCAAATTACAATCAATAATAAGAAATGGAAGCAAGATTTATTGGCTTGGTCATTACT